CCTTCTTTGCCCGCCCGTAACCCGTGATCAATCAAGCGACTGACACAACAGTCGTTTTGATCAAGGTTAAGATCCCGTAACTAGCTGTTACAACACTAGTTAGTTATTGTGGTTCTTCCAGATTATCAGCAGTCTTCTTATTATTGTGTTTAAAGAAGACATTACAAAGAAAGGATAAATCTTCCTTCGGGAGAGGGAAGGTCCCTTTCTTTTGTAAGCAGGTTATAATAACACCTAATTTGTTGATGTCACGCCTAGATTCCCTTAATTGGTAATCTTTGGCAGTTGGTTGTTTGGGCCGATTGGCCATTACTTCCATGACTTCATCAAAGTTGTTAAGATTGCTAGCGACTTTATCGTCCAAGCTATCTAAACTTCCAGTGATATTAACTATGTCCCTCATATAAGACATTTCATCATCATCTAGGCATTTAGCCCATGTTGAATGAAAACTTATAAGATTAACTTCTTCATCAAACATATTCTTATGAAATTCTAGAAATCCCTGAATTTTCTCAGGAGTTTCCTTTGAACTCATGTGTTTATGCAGTGTTGAAGAAAGATAATTGAGACCGTAGTTCTGGATCCTAAACAACCACTCTTTATGGTTTTCCTTGCCATAAAGGTGGAGGATAAATGTGTTGATGCAACTCTTTCGAACTTCTGAAGGAGATTTACGCTTCATTCACATGTTACGCGCATTACCAAGCTCTGTTCCTAGTCAATCTTTGATTGTACTAGCCAAATACTCATCAGTTACCCTTTTAGTAGGGGCTGACTGTATAGGGATCTCTTTCTGAATCTTTCGGAAAGTATACGAACAGAGTAAGAGAAGTTCTACTCTGTTAGAATTTCCGGGATAAAGGAAAGGATCAAACATGAGTTGGTGTCCAATTTCATTACATCTTACTAGAAAGGCAGCCTCGCTTGCGAGGTTACTCTCTAATAGTCGTAATGGGAGCGGTGAGATCTCTCGACCGTTAATGAATAGCCTTTTGGCAAATTCAGCAATGGAATTGTCTTGTGTTGAGACAAATGAATCGGATTCTTTGAATTCGATTTCGAGCGACCTTAACAAATCTTTATAAGATTTTGCTAATCTATCATCACTGATGACTATGTCATCGCCGATGATTAGATACCGATCCTTGGTTCTTATACGCTTTTGGTATCCAGCTAACCTTACAATTAGATGATGGCATAGTGCAAAACTCGCTCATGAGGTATAAATACCCATTGGTGAGCCAACACTATACCTTGTTTCTAATTGTTCGCCGCTGACGGAATTATAAACTACCTTAGGTCTTAAGACATACTCCTTGAATTCATTTTCAACTGGTTTAATCCAGTCAAATAATTCAGAGAGTAAAACTCATTGGATGACACTTGGAAATC